ACCCATACCGCGGCTTGAAACGCCAAGACGAACTCCGCCTTCAACAAGACCCTTTACGATGTTGCCCATCGGAGTATTGAGGATGAGAGCCTTACCCATTACATTGTGTCCGTCCCATTTGAGAGAGGTAATGCGATGTGAGACCTTATCAAGGTTCACGGTAGGACCGTCCGGGTGATTCAGTTCACCAACTGCACGACCCGTCGCAACTTGCTCGGTAACGTATTTGGCAACTGCGGGAGAAAGAACATTGTAGCGATAGATGCGACCGTTACGGTTTGCCTTTTCGGCTTGCATAAAGACGCCTTCGACGTAGGTTTTCTTTTCTGCGCCGATGCCTTCGGTAATATAACCGATGTCACTATCGAGATGTTCTGTGATGAGTTTCATTTGAAATTATTTTGCTTCGGCATCATGATACGCCATCATATTCTTATGATGCTGCATCAGTAAAGTGTGATATTTGCCACCTACAACAGACCTGCGTTCATTGTGACGATCATAAGCAAACTGATGCATTTTACTTGCTTGCTTATGATATTCTGGTCTGGTCGCGTGCTGAGAATGGGAGTTTGCAATGTTGGTTGCATCATGCGCATAATCATCAGCAGTTGCCTCAGTAATAACCGAACGAACCGAATTGATGAAGTCTTGCATGTTATTTAGCTTCCTGAGTTGGTTTCTTGTTGTAAAGTTCCGAAGCCAAAGATACCTTTCGTTCATCAAGAACGGCATTAATCTTGGATGTCATCACGCGAGTAAAGTTCTCATTCGCTTCCGAGGCTTTCCCGGACGCCAATGCTTTAATCATTGTGGTAATGTCGTTATTCATTATGAAGCTATTTATATGTTTTTGTAACTAAACATTACTTACTCGGAGGCATTTCGGGTGCCGGATTTGCCATACCCTCAATTTCTGCCATTCGTTGTTCTTCAGCCGCCAGAGCAGAACCGTCCTCATTCATTTCTGCATCCATCATCTCAATATCCTCGTCGGTCTGGCGTAGGATATTACGGCGAACCCATGTATCGGAGAAGTATTTGCCGATAAACGGTTGTGCAGCATTCAGGAGTTCAATACGACTTGTAAGGACTTCTGCTTCTTTTAGCTCGGTAAAGTAATTGTCCTGACGGAAGTCAACCGTCATATCCTCACGAATCTGTGGCCAATCCTCTTCGGTAATGATACCCTTGAGCATCAATTGAGTATGAAGTAGATCAAAGAACATGATCGAGAACTTTTTGCGGAGACGGTCGACAAACTTCTGGAACTTAACCTCGTCACGTGAAATCTCTGTGGTTCTACCAAGGCTGAATGGAGTTTCTGGCTCCATACGACCGATTGGTACATTGAGGCAACGATAGAGTTTCTTTTGGAAGAACAGAATGTCCTCAATCTGACTTAGGTTCTCGCCGCCCGGAAGCGTAGAGATTTCGGTACCACGACCACCTTCGCGGCGCGGAAGCCAGAAGTCTTCAAGCATTGACATATGCTTACGGTCATCACGGATTTCACCCGTCTGAGCATCATATACCAACTTATTGCGGTACTGATTCATGATGGTGCGCATATATTCTTCCGCCTTACCCTTTGGAAGATTGCCCACATCGATGTAGAAGATACGGCGTTCCGGAGCACGTGCAAGACGATAGATGACTAATGAGTCTTCCATCATGCGCAGTTGATTTACCGGTTTGATTGCCTTATGGAGAGGAGATAGGACGCGCTTACGGGTCGCATCAAGAATACCGGATGGCACATAACAGATTGCATCCTTATTAATCTTGAGACCAATGTCCGACTTCTGAAGACCGCCATCTTGATAGAGGTAATACTCATCAAGATTCTTAATGATTTTAGCACCCGTCTTAATGTCGATTTCTTCTTTAATCTCACGGACCTTACGGATACGGAGCGCATCAACGGCACGAAGTTCTTGGATACCTGCATCGGGCTGGGTTTCATCGATGATCATATGATAGAACAAACGTCCATCAACGTACCATCTACGGAAAATATCCTGACCGTTATTGCTGAAATTGAGTAATTTGCACAGGTGATCGAACTCTGCGCGAATTAGTTTCTTAATTGACGCCGGCTGTTCCAGACGGTCCAAGTTAAGGTGTGCTGGAGCATCATCATGGTCTCCAACGATTGCTTCATTTACAATATCATCGATTGCCTGGTCGCACTCTGGCTGTTCAGCTGCAATACGATACTTGCGGATAAGATCGACATCCGTCTTTGCTGCATCTCCATCAAGGTCGAGATACTGACCATAGTAACCTCCGGCGGCAATTGCAGTGGAACCGTCCTCTTGCGTAGCTGGTACGAAAGAAACCGGTTGTTCTGCAATCTTCTTGCGTTTCTCAGCATCGCTGAGTTTTTCAAATTTCCATCCGAAGAATTCCATGTTATATGTGGGGTTGAATAAAAACAGGGGAGGGAATAACTCCTCCCCTGTTGTTTATTTATCCAAATAATTAGACTGTTGATTGAGCCGATTCCCAATAGAGCATCTGAAGCTCTACGCCGAATTCTTCAATTGTATTTTCCGAGTCATAGCTCAGATCAATTGCAGATACGGTTGTTGGAAAAACACCACGGAGGTCGTAACGCTTTGTTACTTCACCCGCTTTGTTGAGTTGTTCAACTGCCATATCGACGGTATAGTCGGCTGGATTTGAACGACCGGTGTTCAGTGCATTACCATTGATACCAGACATCCAACGCTCGAATGAGTTACGGATTTCCATATTGGTATCGTTGATGACGGTAATACCCCACGCTTCAAATACGCGGTCGCCAGCAATTTGCATTTGGCGTCCACGGAATGGAATGGTGATTGGGTTGATGATTGAAGAAGGAAGCTGAGCTGCCTTGATCATGAATGCAGAAAGTTCTACATTTCCTGCGGCATAAGCTGGGAAGTTGCAAGTAACCTTGAAAAGGTTATTGCGAGCTCCACCACCTACGAGTTTTGACTTAAAGTCATTAATTCCTAGAATAGCCATGTGTTTATTCTCCTTTTATTAAATGTTAAGATTATTTACCAACCAGTTCAGAGAACTGAACGCCAGAGCGGGTAGCAATGAAGCTCAGGGTGATGTAGTTGATCGAACGTGCTGGTTTGATATAGATTTCAGCACGGAACTCATTGCGGTCGACAACTTCTGCAGTGTTGTTTGTGGTATCACATACAACCAAGAAGTCGGTGAGACCACGGCGACCTTGAACGTCACGGAGGAATGGCTCAACCATATTGCGGAACATTGCACGTGTGAATTCATCATTGAATTCAAACAGTTGGAATTTAGCCGCGGTAGAGATTGCCTTTTCAAGAGTAATGAAGAGGCGGCGAACATTGATACGGTCAAATGCCGATGGCTTGGTCAGACCGGTCTTGTCACCAAAGAGGATGGTGCCCTGACCTGGGAACGAAACAATCGGATTTACGCTTGCTTTGTAGAGAGCGTCACGGTCGGCTTGTTTTGCATTGTAAGCAAGTTTGGTAACGCCGAGGAGCTGACCACGGTTAAGACCTGCTGGTGAGAACCAAGCATCTGCAACCTGATCGGTATTGGCGCAAAGACCCGCAACGTGTCCGCAAGCTGGAATCCAACGGTAGGTATCAGAATACTTGTCGTAGATTTTGAGAGCGGTCGAATCATATACGGCGTATGAGCTATTGCCGTAGGTAGTTGCTTGAGCATCTGCTGCCCAGGCTCTTACGTCATCTGCTGGAGTTGAGGTACCAACCGAAGCCTCAAGTGGAGGAGAAAGGAATACAAGAAGATCCTTACGGGTATTTGCAATTTCGCAAAGTTTTGCGGCAATGTCGGTTGCACCATCGGCATCGGCTCCTGCAAAGAGGAGATTGACATCAACGGTTTCTGCATCTGCAAAGAGCTCAAGAGCTGTATTGACAGAAGAAGCAACAACAGTGACATCGGTACCACCTACAAGGGAGTATTCGATAACTTCTTCTGTTGCACCACTGCCAACGAGGTTGTCGTCGGACTTGAGATACCAGACATATTTTGAATTGTTATTCAGAACATTCTTGTAGTAGTTTGTTGAACCGTCTTCTTTGAGAGCATCGGAAACGGTAGAAACAAATTCAAATTTTTCAAGAACTGTTCCTGGGGTACCGGTCCAAAGACCATCTTCGTCAACGATAACAACGTGGAGTTCGTCGGTACCTGGTTGAGCGGTAAAGAGGCTGCTGTAATCCCAGGCGGTGAAATCACCACTTGTTACGGATCCTGGGCAAACTGAAACCTTGAGCGAGTTACCTAATGTTCCTGGGTATTTTGCACCCCATGAGCCAACAACTGATTCTTCATCTGCGAAGCTAGAATCGTATTGGTCACGGTTTTTAATCTGTACGCCGGAGTTACCGAGGTTACCAGATGTAGCGTTTTTAGCAGTTGTTTCAACTGCGCGAACGACCTTGAGTGTCGTAGCATACTTCAAGAATGAAGCTGCTGTTAAAAATGATTGTGCGACTGGGATGTCAGTTTTAGGTGGAACGCCGAATACAGAAGCGAGTTCTTTTTCAGAACCGATTGTACGGATTTCCTCAACTGGTCCCCAGCTGAAAGCACCTGCATAGCCACCGATAGAAGTGGATACTGCTGGTACGACGTTTGTTAGGTCAATTTCTTGAACCTGAACTCCTGGACTTACTTGGAAGGACATGGTTTACTTGGGTTTAATGTTAAGAAATAATAATACGGATGGTCAAAGTAATTAGCTATTTATATTTTTTCTGTTTTGCGTGATTCCCATTGCTTTTTAGCATTTTTAGAAAGCAGTTCTTTATTACTTATTTGGGATAATTTCATTTTAGCTATAGTCTCTGCCGAGTGTTTTCTTCCCAACATACCCTTAGACCTATAATTGTTTTTCATTTTACATTTAGCTTCAGCCGAATGTTTTCTGCCTTTGTTAGCTTTAGATATTTTAGAACGGTGTTGTTCCGTAAAAATTTTACATATAAATTCGGAATTTCCATTGGTTTGATTGTAAAAATTGGGATCATTTTTAGCATCAACCGCAGTTAATAGCTTTTGTTCCAATTTAATCATATCATCGGCACTACCATGTGCAATAATGAATCTTTCAAAATTATCTGGATTTTTTCTGTATTCTTCAAGCATGGGTTTACTTGAACAGATATATCCGTCATCTACCGACCCCTTATGCCAACCAATGTAAAGACAATTGGTAGTCTTATTCTTCCAGGAATATACAAATGCTTCTTTCAAGATATATCTATTTATAAATAGAAGGATTTAGAACAATCCTGTGTTGTACGACTGGGTCCAGACCTCTCCACCCTCAACGGTGTATTTTGGTTTTGTATCTTCAACAGCGGAAAAGTAACCCACCGGAACAAGTTCGTCCTCAATATTTTTGAGTCTATCTGAATAGAGCATATGTTTTAGATTGATGTCCGACATATTGATGAACAGATCCGTAGCGACGAACCACGCAAACAGTACGAGAGTCATTACCATATCGTCGTGATTGCCGTCGGATGCTTCATAGGAACTACCATCTTCAACAAATGTGCTTAACTCCGAGATGGTATCTGGATCCACAACCTTTAGCTTCTTTTGTTCAATAAGATCCTTGAGGTTACTGCAGCCAATACGTTTTGTTTTCTTTGTAGTTGTAATACCAATGGCTCCATGCTTCACGATGGACTCCACAAACATATTCTCGTACTCGAGGTCATAATAGAGACCATTGCACACTACGGACCCCTGGTCATTCGATTCAACCACGACATACGCATTGTTATAGCTCTTTGCGTACTTATAGATCACATTCGGAAACAGTAGCGGCGACATGAGATTGTCTCTGAATGTGCAAACTGTATAAAACGGCTGTACCGAAACATCAAAGATTGTGAACGTAGAAAAGTCCTGTCCTCTTCCCTTCGCCACGTCGACCGTCATAATGTAACGATGGTCGCTAATGGGTTTCTCATAGACCTTTACATTGTTCTGAGTATAGATTGCTGGCTCAGATTTTAATGTAAGAAGATTCTCGGCATTAATCAATGTGGAACCTGTACCATGGAACGAGTTACCGTACTCCTGTTCAAACTGTAATGGAGATGTGTTGGCAATTGTCTGATTTTTCCATTTCTCGTCGCGACCCGGGACGTCAAACCAGTCCACACGGAACGCTTTGTACTCACTGACTCCTTGTACCGCGCTTTCCCAGAGACGGTGGAACGTATTACCGACACCGTTTGCGGTAGAGGTAATAATGACCTTTGAGGTAGTGCCAGAGGTAATTACTGGATATGTCGAGGTGTAGAAGGTTGCTGCATTTTCAACGAAGGCAAACTCATCCAGAAACAGAAGGTTGATGGAGAGACCGCGGATGGAAGAACCTGAGGTTGCTGCTGCAATAATGCGCGAGTTATTACTGAATTCAATAGAACCTTTATTCAATGCTCGGCAGCCTGGTTGTAGAAAAAATGGTAGGTTCTCAAGTGCAAGGGTAATACGTGCCAACATTTCACGTGCCGTTGAACCTTTATTGGCAAGGACGGCAATAGTCTTGTCGGGTTGGAACACTGCGTACCAGAGAATATAGATGACCGATGAAATGGACTTACCCGATTGGCGACACGCAAGGACAATGGAGAATCTATTGTTTGTAAAATGATCAAACATCTTCTCTTGGTACGCATAGGGCTTGAATGGAACCAAGCCTCTGTCCAGAGAAATTACCTTGACATAGTTCTTTGCAAAGTAAATCGGATCCTTCATGCACTTAAGGTACTCACTTACTTCGTCCTTAGTGAACTGCTGTTGGACGCCATCACGCTTGACCTGTGGGTTACCGAGGTAGCCCATCTCTGCATTTTTAAGGTGCATTTGTGACATTTTTTTCGAGTGTCTGGGAGATTAGGTGTTTCTGTAAATCGGTAACCGAGCCTAGGAAGACATTGTTATTTGTCACGCTGCCAGTGGGACCAGCCTGAACCTCGCCCTTCTCTTTCTTCTTGACTTCCTTCTTTTGCTTCTGAAGTGCCATGAGTTTATCCGTCATGTCGGAAGTGTTCTTGAGCATATTGCTGAGCACTTCAAATGCACGCGGATGCTCCGACTGTAAGGCAAGTTCCATCATACCATCAATTGCCTTATTTGACTTATCCACAAGTTCCTTATAGGTCTCACGTGAAAAGTTATAGTCGTCCTCAATCTCCTTATTCAACTTCACTTCTGGATCCACAGGAGCCACAGGAACAGCAGGTAGGTTCTGTTCCAAGTTTTTTAAGATTTCTTCGCTTTTGCTCATAATATAGTAAAAGGATTAGGGTTGCGGATCGTCGAATCCGAAGTCCGTTATTGTCTGAACTATGGTATAGTTGTCGGGCGTATCCTCAATTGATCCTACGGTCGTATGGATATTCACATTTGGAGTATTGTTCTGATTCGTGAGCAGGTTCACATCAGAAACCTTAATGATTGCCTTATTGGATACGGGACCATAGAAACGGATACGTGTTTCAAAATCCAGAGTGTAAATGATTGCTCGGCGTTCTGTAAAGTTACCTTCGTAGGTATCTTCAAGATTTACCGCGGTGAGAACAAATGGAAGGTCGGTCGTAAGATTCACTGAATCCAGTTCCTTAATTGTAACGGTATATTCGGGCTGAAAGTATGGCAGAATTTGTTCGACAATCTGAAGAGCATCGTCCTGATTCTTTGCCATAATTGAGAGCTGGAAGTTCATTCTGTACGGAGCAAAGGTCCGCACGATATTCTTTGTCGAGGTATCTCCCGCATCAATTGAAGTGACTACATTATTGCGATTAATCTTTGTGGTCGCATCATATACCATATTCGTAATCTCGAAGGACATACGAGGTAATTTCATTGCGACCTTATTTGCCTGAAGGTCCTTCTGTTCATCGAGACGCTGAAGGAACTTAGCCTTGGGACCATACGAAAGCGGAACCCGTACCGAATGTACCACGTGACCCGTTTGGTCTTTGCGTACTACATTGATGTTATTGAAGATTGTTCCGAATACCGAAACAACCCTACGAATATGGGAATGGTAAAAGTGTCCGCTTGTCATAGATTAAAGAGCGGCAATTCTTGTTTTAAAGTCGGCAAAATCTGTACTATCTGCAACCAATGTTTTTAATCCCGATATGCTAATAAATTGCGATTCACCAGTGCTGTCTAAGATGTCTCCGGCAGCAGGTAATGTTAAATCACCATTGGTATCAAATGTCCAATTTTTAGTATTTGTATTGGTACCAATGACAACATCGCCGCCGTTCTTTTCAATTTTAACAAACTGATCATCGTCACCCAAATAGATATCGGTTGTTACAGAATTGCCCGAGATTAAATGTACGTGACTGTGTTCCGAGTTGGTAATACCATTGTTAGTTACGGTAACATAATTACCGGTAGGTAACGCATTAGATTCAAAATTGTAATATAATGCCGGATCATTTTCTACCTGAATATCATTAGAGCGAGTGCCATCAACTCCTGTTATTGTAAAAGTGAATTCCGTGATAGTGCTATTAGCCGGTATTGTCCAGGTGACTTCTTGAGAATCTGCTTGTTGAAGACCTGTGAAAACCACACTGCCCGTGAGCGATCGACCCAAGGATTGTTGAGTTACCCCCGTTCCCGTAATTTCATAATTAACTGTTCCAAAATAAGCCCAACTTAATAAATTAACAGAAATTGTAATTGGGCTACCGTATTCAATATAACCACTGGATGTCACAGACCAAGTTGATGAAGTTGGACGAATCACTAAACTCTGTCCAGCAGCTGCGCCTGGTGGAGTTATGACTATTGTGGTAGCCGTATCGGTAATGTTGGCACCTTCAGGAAATGTAAGTTCACCAGTGGCATTAAGTACAACTTCGTGGCTACCGTTGATTAATCTATCTTCCGCTGCACGGGTACCTTGAGCACCAGTAATACCCTGCAGTCCTTGAATTCCTTGAGTGCCTTGTGCACCTTGGGTGCCCGCGCCCGTAATGCCCTGAGCGCCAGTGATACCTTGGAGTCCTTGAATACCCTGAGTTCCTTGCGCACCAGTAATACCCTGGACGCCCTGGACGCCTTGTACACCTGCATTATACAGCTCGGTAAAATTGGCATTTACCTTGGTGAATGCCGTACGAAGCGGGTCACCATTTTTATCATTTGCTGCTGTTCCTATTGAAATAATCTGTTTTGCCATGTTATTGAGTGTCGGCTGTTAATGTTGTAGAGTCTGCAAAGATTCCTGTTGAATCTGCACGAAAAGATGAAATTCCGGAAGGTACAATTTCTTCGGAGATACCAACCTCACCGAATGGGTTCTGTTCGCTGAAGTCAATAATGTCGCTACCCTGTTTCTCAAAATCATAATTCTGAGCGCCTTCGGCATTACCATTAAAGGTAAGGTTCTCGCCTTCGGTATCAAGATCATAGACCTTTGTAATGTCCCATTCGGCGCCACTGGTCATTCCGATAAGCTGACCAAGAGCAAAACCACCAAAGTTACCATTGCTCATCCGAATTTCACCAAGCGCAATACGAAGTTGGCTATATGGGTCGGTCGGAATCTTTTGGTCGAAGCGGAGAACCTTGCCAAAGATTTCAACGGCATCGGTAGAATTTGTTGCGGGTGAAACAATCTGCTTTACAGTTTCACCAATAACAAACTTAGTACCATTTGAGTTTTCAATGTCAAAGAAATACTCGGTCGCAAACTTTTGTTGAATTGCATCAATTTCCTTGATACCCGTAGAGAAGTCCTCATCCGAGTATTCAAACATCTCGCACTGGAGCTTATAGACGGGAACCTTGGAGAGTTGATAGAATGGAGACTTGTGCTCCACAAACTTGATGATGAAGAACGAACGAGTGAGTGGGAAGAAGATGAGGTCGCCTTCATTCGGACGCCCAGAAACAATCTCATTGTTGTAGAGACCCACAAGTTTTTCCCACTGGCGCTTTGAAACTACAAAGGTGGCTTGGTCGCGAATCTCAAGACCAAACTTTGTGAACAGTGTACCGTCGCCATCAAATCCGTCCACATTCTCAAGATACATCTCGATGACGTATGCTTCGGTAAATTTGGATTCAATGTCCTCATTTAAAATCATGTCACGTGAGACCATACTACGAGGAATGTAGTACATCTCGTGACCATAGATTTTGAGTGCTTCTGTAACTAAATCTTCGTAAAGATTCTGTTCAGACTTTGCACCCTGAGAAAAGTAAACATTTCTTGGCATAGATTAACCAATAAGAAAATCCACTGGCTTTGCGTATCTGAGCTCCATGTCAATTTCAAGTTTCTCAATTTCCGCATTGGCATCTTCAAGAATCTTCATGCCATTCATTGTAACGCCACCGGGAAGTTGCATACCTTCAAACTTACTCATATTCTGACCCCATTGGCGTTTAATAAGAGCCGTTGCGTATTTCTTGAGGAACATATCGTTGTAGACTTTGGTGTGTGCGCCCGAACCATCTCTTTCAAGAGTCTCATATGCTTCAACAATGATCCAGTCTCCCACCGCAATGGTGTATGAAAAGTCCATATCAATAAACAAACGGTTCATATGGCGGTTAAAACGAATCGGAGGAACACCATTCAGAATCATATCCAGCATCTCAAGGAACTGGCGGGTCTCAACATAATTCACAAGTGCGCCTGCGTACTGAAGGTCATACACATCGTTCAAGTGCATCTGGTAACGAGCCGACCACATACCCGATGAATTGGATGAATTGTTTGTGAGTGGTAGAACTCTTGTAATGAATAAGCAGCTATCCGGTAGATCAACGTATTTGTTTGCTGCAATTTCCTGAGTTACTTGGACCTTACGATACGTTTTAAGCGTAGCGTCCATATGATATTCATTCCAGAATTGGAACGCTTCATCAATACGGTCATTCACCTGATCGTCATCTACGTTAATCTCCAGAACAGGAGCACCGAGTGAACGGAGGCAATAGTCAATTAATTCTTGTCTAGATGATGGTGCAGGCATATCATCTATTTATATGTTCCTACCACCTGTCTATCGGACACTTGAGCGCAGTGAATTTTGCCTTTGCTTCCATAAAACAACCGCACTTGGTGCATCTATTCTCTTTATAGAATTCACAGGCTGCACAGGTATCCATGCGAGCCTTAATGGTTTCCGGAGACGCCAGTATAGGCTGCCCCTGTTCATTCTTTATTACCTTTTGTAAATCTCCAAGAAGATTGGAGACCTGAATTTTAATTGGTGGTACCGTCGTCATATTGTATTACGTCCCCCTCCTGAAGAGGGATCAATTCATTTTGTTGGTTTCTTAGCCAGAACACATCTCCGATAATAAGTTCCTCAACAACTCGATAACCATGACAGATAGTCGTTTGGTCGCCGCGGATTAAATGTAAAGTACCCTTCGCAGCACCGCCCTTACGAGACGCAATAAAAGCATCTCCAAGAGTTTGTCGAGTGAGTGGTGTCAGGGTTTTCATTAACAGGCTGAGGGGTTGGCGGTGTAGGAACCGTCATATGTATTTACCGTTCCTTCCCAAGCGCAGGATGTCGTAAAAGCATAGGTTCCTGCAAAACCAGGATCATTTGTATCGCTTACATCATATCCCGAACCTCCATAACATGTCGTCCATGATGCCGACGCATTACCACCGGGACCGCGATAGACTTCATAGGTGTAACAGTTATGCTTTGCCATGAAGTAATTTGAGATGTCGGTACCATTTACTCTATAACCAACATCACCGACCTTTGAAGTAGAACCTATTGCCTGATAGCGAGAATTTAAATCTGAACCGCCGACCTGGTAATTTGTACCTCCGGCACCACTACCCGACATAAAAATATCATCAAGGTCGGTACCATTGGCCTTATAGTTACTGCCCATGGTATTATCCCTTCTTTTCTAATCTTTCAAGACGGACTAAAATGTCCTTTACCGATTCAATGAGTATTGCGCTAATGCGACTGTAATCGACGGAGTTTGGTTTACCTGCGGTATCAAGTGCAACGACCTGAGGTAATACCCGTGCAACTTCTTCGGCGATAACACCGATTTCGTTTCTCTTGGAATTGTCAACAAGGTCGTACTGAACGCCGCGCATATTCTTCACGATGTTTGAAGCATTTGCAAGAGTTACGACATTCTTTTTGTACCGAATGGAAGATGTCGAATTGTAACTTCCGGCGGTAACAGAATTGAAATTTACATCATTATAGGTGTTTAAGTCCTGATTGGCGCCGGGACCCGCTGGACCCTGAGAGCCTTGTGCGCCTTGAGCTCCATCGGAACCATTCGATCCATTCGTGCCGTTTGTTCCATTAGTTCCGGCGGTTCCCATAGTACCCTGAGCACCATCTGATCCATTAGATCCAGCCGATCCCATTGCACCTTGTGCGCCTGTAGATCCTGTTGATCCAGTAGATCCCATTGCACCTTGCGCACCAGTTGCTCCAGTTCCGCCCGTGGCACCAGTGGAACCTACGGCTCCTTGAGCTCCTGTGGAACCTGTTGATCCAGTAGATCCAATTGAACCTTGGGCTCCTGTGGAACCTGTTGATCCAGTAGATCCAATGGCTCCCTGAGTTCCTGTCGATCCAGTAGATCCAATTGAACCTTGGGCACCCTGCAAACCTGTGCCACCAGAAAATCCCATTGTGCCTTGAGCTCCTTGAGTACCGGTACCGCCGTTTGAACCGACTGTACCTTGAGCACCTTGGAGACCCATTGCGGCATATGCTCCGGAAGTTCCTTGAATACCTATGTAACCTTGAATACCCTGTGTTCCCTGAGCGCCTTGAGTTCCTAAAGTACCTTGTGTACCTTGAATACCTTGAGTTCCCTGAGCACCTTGAATTCCTTGACGCCCTTGAATGCCTTGAACGCCTTGGGTTCCTTGCGTACCTTGAATACCAGTGATACCTTGAATTCCTTGGATACCCTGAGTTCCTTGTGAGCCCTGAAGACCCTGTGCTCCTTGAATACCGGTAAGCCCTTGGATCCCTTGGACGCCTTGTGCGCCAATCCCGTTTTCGATAAGATCCTGTTGTGCGTGTGCAACTTCAATTAGAAGTGGCACGACCTTATCATACTGGAGCGTAAAATAATTTTCTCCACTTAAAGAAGAAGCCACTCCTGTGGGGCTATAATAAGTGTCGAATGGTGCAAGCTCAAGAATCTCGGGCAGGACAGTTCCTACTTCAGTGGTGAGAAGACCGACCTGAAGTGTTTCCGTATCAAACCCAAAGCTACCAGCCGTGGCATTACCTCTGTAATAGTACCCATGGATTGCATTGAGTTTGGTAAGCGGATTCGTGATTAACGAAACATCCGTCTTAAGACGTGGATCCGAATAGTCTTGACGGCTCATTTAATTTAAACAGAAGGAGACCAAGGGAATTTACCAGAAGCAACTTCGGTTTCTGGATTCTTCTTGGCATCAATCTGTTTCTGAATCTGTTCATTCACGTGAGCTTCGTAGCTACCGGTAACAACAGCTTGAATCCAACCGAGAACCTGAGTTTCGGTAAGGGCTTCAAATGAGGTGAAGGTTGCTGGATCCATATCGGCTGCCGGTGTGAATGGAGTTGCGCCAGAGAATTCTCCGACAAGACCATTTTCATCGGTGCCGATTTTCTTCCAGTATGTTTGTGCCACAAAATCGGTAAGAGTACCGATGTTCTTTTTCTTGAGGGAAGTAAGTTCCCAGGTGTAAGTGATTGCCATAAATTTGTACTGTTATTTATTGAATTTTAGTCCAGTTTTAAATTGGATATTATAATGTTTAGTCAATGATATTTGATACAATTGTGCTATTAATATATTGAGCCATCAGCTCTGCAAAATTCTCTTCTGTTTTATTCCATATATCATACAGATCAGAAGGCAATTGACCGTTCATAAATTCTGAATTATCACTTACTGGAGGTATGATATTTGTATTATTCTCATCAACTATTCTCCATTTGCATATTGCCAATGGACTACCTTGTTGATTTATAAATGAATCTTCAATATATTTTACGGTGTTTCCCGTTGTAATTTCTAATACATTAGTGATTTCTACCCACAAGTCTTTTCCGCTAGAAGTAGTTTTGTTAAGTTTAATTTTCATACATTTATTAATATCTAATTACAACATAACCTTTTCCGCCTCTATAACCGCTGGTGCTAGCACCTTGTCCCACACCATAATTGCCAGAATAAGAGTGTCCGCTTGTTGGTCTATCTCCGTCACCGGAATTACCTGGGGTTCCTCCGCTGCCATTTAAGTATTGTAAATTTGATACATTGTATCCATACGAGCAACCGCCACCACCGCCACCGCCAGCATCACCACATCCTGTATTACCAGAGCCACCGGCGCCACCTCCGTAATAACCGTCACCACCGGCGCCACCAGGTATGCTCGCATTATTCTGATTGCCACCGTAATTATAACCACCGCTATAACCTGTATTTCCAGAACCGTAACCACCGGCGCCACCGCCAGATATTGTACCGCCGCCACCGCCAGCATTGTTATTTACTCCATTACAAGAGTCCTTTCCACCTTCGCCAGCAGTTCCGTAATATCCGCCAGGTCCACCATTACCACCAGTGCCGCCGAACGAGTATCCTGAAGCTCCGCCACCGCCCGCAATTAGACCGGCTGAACCGTAAAACACTTCGGAACGACCACCACCACCACCGCCGCTGTTGGCTCCGTTTCCGCCCGCAGGGAATGCATTTCCGCCATATCCTTCATCTGCATTCCACCCGCGGCCACCTTCGCCGACATTTATTGTTAAGGTCTGACCAGGTGTAACTGCAATATCACCTTGTACATAACCACCGCCGCCACCCACCGGACCAGTTGGACCAGATGCAGCGGCGCCTCCTCCCGCCCACACCTTAACTCTTACGGATGTTATTCCTGATGGTACAGTCCAATATTGAGTTCCACCAGTTGAAGAAAATGTAGCCGCAACATCGCTGTACTGCACGCGATTGCTCTTACCCCACAAATTACTCATTGAAATAGTACCACTTGCAACACCCGCAAGTGTACGAACAGCGGTGTCATTGAGCGAAATGTTGGCAGTTGAGCTTAGTCCCAGTTCAGTATTTACCTGACTCAAAGAAATAGTTGTGTTATTGGGAAGTGCCATAGATTAATTAGTTGCCCAAGGGAAATCTTTTGAGTCGAGCGATGCAGAAGTCTTTGGAGCTTTACCTTGGTCAATCGAGGCTTGAATCTGAGTGTTGATGAAAGCCATATCCTCATCAGTAATTGTTGCTTGAATCCAAGTAAGGACCTGTGTCTCGGTCAGAGAATTCAATGGAGTAAAATTGCCAGAAGCACTCAATGCTGCAATTTCTTCTAAATTAAACTTTGTGCAGCCTGGATAACGCCCTGTGGCTCCCGTTTCATCGGTGCCAGTTTTCGACCAGTGAATTTCTGTAACGGCATTCTGAACACCCAATTTTGACTGGGTGTGCATCATATCAATCTTCCAAGTATATGTAATAGCCATAAAATTATTTATTCTCCAATTTGCTGAGGCGGTCCAATACTGCGGCAAGTTGTTCCTTCAGAGATACAACTTCCTTTGCAAGTTCAACTGCGGAAGCCATGGCGGCATTACCGTATGCCACAGAAAGAGTCTTAAAGTCATCGGTGGCTTCAATAACTGCTTCCGGAAGTAATGGGCGCAATGATTGAGCAGAGACACCGACCTGGCGCAGTTTCTCACCATCAATACGGGTATAGGTACCGACCTTTACCTTGGCAAGTTCTTCAACATAATTCTTTGGTAAGTCGGACCAGTCTTTCTTGAGCCGTTCATCGGAGTACGCGGTGACGTTGCTTGATGCTTTGATCGAATAAGCCATACAAGAACCGAACCCACCGTTGATGGCGACAATGAGCCCGTGTGAATCCAGGTTACCAGCAATACCACCGGCATTTGGATGCGACCATGCAATACCGTAGAGATTATTGATACCGCCGCCAGCGGTGAGTTTGTAGGAATCTCCCATTGCGAACACACCTTGGAAGATGGTCGAATTATAAACACCAACTACGGAGTGGCCATAATTCTCATCAATATAGAGCCAACCTTTGTTCGATATTGTTCTTAAAACGCTAGACGAATTTGGATTAAGATAATATGACGTATCATCGTTATCGTAAAAAATTGGACTTCTGCAACTTCCGTAAGCCCAAAAATTTGCTGAAGAGTCAAATTGTCCTTTAGTGCTATTTCCTACTCGGAAACCTACTAGACTTTCAGACATTAAATAAACATTTCCGCCAGCATAAACACCGGGGTAATTATAAGCGGCTCCAACTCTCACAACCGCTCCGGTAGATTCAGGATTACTTACTATAATACCAGATGTATTTTGAATACTAAAGGTACATGAGCCACCACAGAAAAAATTAAAACTAGATGTTGGATCTAGATAATAACCTGTATTATTACTATCATAGAAAATTGGTGCGCGCCAAGAAGAATCTGATTGACCGTAACCGCTTGTCCAAATTTTTGGATCGCTTTGTCCAATAGTTGCATGAATCGCACCTGCTGCTGCTACATACAATCCCCAATCGCCAGTTTTGCCGCCTCCCCAAAAATTTGAATGTGAATATCCAATGCCATACATGTTGGAGAGACCCGCATCGATTGGATTATAAGAACTGCCAATTGTATAAATCGGATTGCTTTTAGTAGAATTATCTCCAACGTTATTGTATGTTCCTTCCAACCAACCAGCCACCGATGTGCTGCGACGAATCGGAGTGCTATAAGTATTATTTCCCGTCCATGTCTGGTTATTTCCAAGAATTGTTGCACCTGAAGTTCCCTGTGCGCCTTGAGCTCCAGTAGAACCTGTGCTGCCAGTTGCCCCAGTAGAACCTGCTGCGCCCTGAGTGCCATTGGTTCCGTTTGTGCCGTTTGCACCCGTAATACCTTGGCGTCCCTGGATACCCTGAATACCTTGTGTGCCTGTCGAACCTTGAGTTCCAAGTGTGCCTTGGATACCTTGAATGCCTTGAATACCTTGAATACCTTGTGCGCCTTGAGCGCCTACCGCACCCTGAGCACCGAGCGTACCTTGCGCTCCGGTAATACCTTGAATTCCTTGGATACCTTGCGTACCCTGAGTTCCTTGAAGACCTTGGGTACCTTGCGTACCCTGGACTCCTTGAATTCCTTGGATGCCTTGAACACCTTGTTCACCTTGAAGACCTTGGGCGCCTTGTGTTCCCTGAGTTCCTTGCGTACCTTGAATACCTTGGACTCCTTGGGTGCCCTGAGCTCCTTGAAGGCCTTGGGTACCTTGAGTGCCTTGGATACCTTGAGGTCCTTGAACACCGGCATTGATTGACACCCAATAATTACCATTCCACTGCCAGCTCTTACCATTATAGCTGTAAATGTCGTTGGTGAGTGGAGAATTTGGAAATGAAAGTGCCATAAGAGTATATCTCTATTTATTCAGCCGTAGAAGAAGCATCGAGAACCGAGATGGGTTTTAACGGTTCAACAATAACTTTACCATTATCATCTGTCCAGTCGGTATCAAGCATATGCTTGTCTTTACGTTCGCCAATGACCATCCAAGAGATTTCGTCGGTACAAGCGGAGTCTTGAGCTTCGATTGTGAGAATATTGCCTGTAACTTTACCACGAATTGCCGTCCAACCACTTTCATTTGTGGTGAAGCATTGAACTTCACGACACAGAACTTCAAAGGTACCTTCTGTCATTGTTGCAGCAGTATCAATATTGACTGATGCGGCACCATTAGCGAGAGTTACTTTACCGCGATAGATAAGGTCTGCTTGCGGACCTTCGATGAATGAGTGAACAAGGTGATGTGTTTCTGATTTAGAAGCAAGTGGATGTTCAATGCGGAACGAGCCAGAACCCTTTGAAAGAGAACCTGCGATAACAACTGCTCCTCCCGAATCAATTGTAAAAGCTGCACCAAAGCTAGTTCCGGGATTGATTGTCCATTGGTTAGCGTTGACGCCCCAAGACCACCATTGATGAGTGCCACTCCCATTGGTTGACGCCATAAGATTTAAGGCGTTTAGGGAATTACCCGTTGGGTGCATTTGCGTCAGACGACCAGCGCCACCATAAATAGTAGCGATATGTAATGACGCATCAGCCGTGAACGAAGCAGAGTTGATTCCGATTGCTCCACCAACTACGGATAATTTTGCGTTCGCTCCGGGGAGTCCTCCGATTCCGACAGTGCCGTTAAAGTAATTAACGTCAGCGGAGTTTTCTTGGTAGATACCGTATCCGGTTGTAACGCCCGTTACTTTCTGTTGAGCAATATATAAGCCATAAGCATTAGTTAAAGATGAATTGGCTACTAAGGATGGGCTATTAGCGGTAAAATTATAGCCATTGGTTATAACCTGAAAATTTAGCGTATTTGTAAGCTGAGATTGTATCGCGTAAGCATTAGTCACGCTTCCCCAGCTTTCTTTTGCCGTTACCCGAAGACCAATAAGAGAACCCGACAAATTAGCGCCAGATGCACCAGAATGGGTTGCCGATATGTCATAGCCAATGTAAGTAGCCGAGGATGCAGCGGGACCAGCAATAAACGCCAAAGAATTATTTGTGTATGAGCTGGTGCTGGTCGTGGTGTTGGTTACAGCTAATTTACTGCTGATCGCGAGTCCATTAGTGGAATCCAAGGACATTAACTGAGCATAGCCACCCTGCCTCCATCGGAAAGTTGTGTTGTGATTTCCGCCGAAATAGAAGTTGCCAGAATTAGAGCCTGTGCGCTCGGCAGACATTTCAAAAGTGTAGTCAGATGCCGAACCACCCGTCATTGTAATATAGCAATTATTGCCTCCAGTTCTGCTGAACGCAGCAACAGTATCTCCGTCAGAACGAAGAACTACTAATTTTGCCGAAGGACTCGTCGTGCCGATGCCGACATTACCTGCATTAGTAATGTACATCGGAAGAACGGAATCTGTTCTATTTGCAAAATATGTTCCCAAACTATCAGATCCAAAAGCCCACGTTTTTGAACTTGATGTTCTGGTCCAAGAAATCTGATATTCAGACGATGTTTGAACGTCTAGTCTATACGCAGGACTCGCCGTACCTACTCCCAAATTTCCAGAGGTATTCAATATCATTACCCTAACATGACTATATACGTCACCAGCTGTACCTGATGGGGCAATAAACCAACTATGTTCACCGTTATACTGCAGGTACTGTGAAGCAAAATTTGTATTTAAATATCTGAGATTTGTTCCATCATAATATGTATTGGCGTATAAACGCACAACAGAAGTTGAACCAGTATCGGTTGCCAAAGCTCCCGATTGACCGATCTGTAGAACTTTATATGTACTTGCCCACGCACTCGGCGTCACGCCGATGCCGACGTTACCTGAACCAGTGATACGCATCCGCTCCGTCATCGCTACGCTGCCATTTTCTGTTGTTTGGAACAGAATGGCAGTACCAGAGCTTGTGGCCGAATGGGCGCCTTCGGCTTTACCAGCTATCCAAGCTCCGCGACGGTAAGTAGTTCCGTTATAGCCTCCTAATTGTAAAAATCCAAGATCGTCACCATCTTGAACAGCGGTCGGTGATGCAATGGTCCCTCTCGCTGCTGCCAAAAGCATAACTGGTTGACCAGCAGCAGCGCCAAGAGCAGAGCGTATATGAAGTCGTTCTGTATTGCTAACTCCCTGTAATACAATGGATGGATCGCCAGCAGCAAGAGTTGTAGAAGAAGAAACGGTTACACTACCACTCGCGCTCAACGTCGTAAACGCATTTGTTCCGGTCCAAGTATTATTGGTTTCAAGAATAGATGCACCAGAAATACCTTGAATACCCTGAATGCCTTGTGCGCCTTGTGTTCCCCGAGAACCTTGAATACCTTGTGCGCCTTGTGTTCCCTGTGTACCTTGGGCACCCTGAGCACCCATGATACCTTGGAGACCCTGTGTTCCCTGTGTACCTTGGATGCCAGTAACACCCTGAGCACCGGTGACACCTTGGATACCTTGGATACCCTGAAGCCCCTGCGAACCCTGAGTACCTAAAAGACCCTGGATACCTTGAGTGCCCTGTGTTCCTTGGTAGCCTTGGATACCCTGTGTTCCCTGAACGCCAGTGATGGTATTATTGGCCCAATAGGTGCCGCTCCACGTCCATGTTCTTGAACCTGAGGTTACTTGCTGTCCGGGAGTCGGTGATGTTGGAAAATCAATAGCCATAGTTTTGAGTATTTATTACTTAGATTCAAGTGCGGCGACACGTTGGCGAAGCGACTGAAGTTCCGCAACTAGATTTGCGATTACTTCAGCGGAGCTGGCTTGCATGGACTGATAGATAGGCTTTCCGTCGTTATCCACGGCATCCTTTTCGCCGCTCACGGACGAAGGAGATACCTCAGCAAATTCGTGAGCAACAAAACCCACAAACTTTTTGCCACTTTCTTTCCATGTTCCAACCTTTGGCTTTAGAGCGTCAATGAACGCACCGCTGTCCGTAAGTGGGCCAGTGATTTCTTTTAGACGGTAATCGGAAGTCGTGGCATAGATTGTAACTGTTCCATTATATCCAATAGAACCGACACCAGAACCAGCAGAACTAATAAAATTTATAAAAGCACCGTTAAAAGTTGTGGCATTTGTGGTCTGAACGCGAATACCATCTTGATTTAGTGAGTTAAACGCTACGGTTAAATAAGTATTACCAGATGCAGAAGTAGTGTTCAGCATCATGTAACCGCTGCTGTCGATGCGTGCGCGTTCGGAGCCGTTAGTAAAAAACCTAAGCGGCGTGGCTGTCGTTGTGTTTAATGTGATTCCGTTAGTTGTATCACAAGTTATTTGACCAACTCTTGTTGCCGTTGTGCCAAGATTGATTTGTGACCCAGTTGATGAACCTCTAATGTCTAAGCTAGTGTATCCAGAATCTGCAAATGGACTCGTCGTACCGATGCCGACGTTGCCGCTGCTTCCAACAAACTTGGCAATTTGTCCATTTTTTCCGTTATATATTTCTAAATCACGGAACTGCGTCGTACCTTGAGCGTAGCCAGAATAGTTTATTGCTATGGAATAATTTGAATTGGCTGATGTTTCGATGAGTTGATTGCCCAAGAACATTAACGAACCGTTTGAAACAGTTGTAGTGCTGCTCAACGCGC